AAAATGACACAAAACAAAAACTTTTGCCGTTTAAAGCACAAGGTATTACTCATATATATCTTCTATTTGACGGTGACGAGGCAGGCGATAAAGCTGCCAAAGCACTAAAACCTCTAATCGAGGCAGAGAATTTTATTGTAGAGATTATTAAATTACCTGATGACAGAGATCCAGGTGAGCTTGATATGTTTGAAGTAAGATCAATTGCCGAATATATAACCAAATAGCCACAATACGCTATAAGAAAGTATTAAAATGAAAAAAATTGCATTAATTGACAAAGCCCCCAATCGTACTCGGTATAAAGATTACTTTCAGTTTGATTTTGATCACTACCACATGAGTTCAGTTCCTATTACAAAATTGTTGAAAAAAGACGTTGATCTTGAAGTAGATTTAACACCATATGATTTGGTGATACTAGTAGGTGCTGAAGCCGCAAAAGAGTATGCTAAAATTACTTCAGTAACAAACTATGCGGGTACGCTAGTTGACGAAAAGTATGTGGCTATATCTAATCCCGCGATGTTGGCTTTTAAGCCCGAGGGCAAGCCTGACTTTCAGCGCGCAGTAGATAAGATTCACAAATATATTGATGGTACGCTCAAAGGTCCCAGCGATGGCGATTTTAAAGGTATTAATGATACTCGTGAAGCCAAAGCCTTTTTGCTAGAAGTTCTTGAAAATGCTCAAGGCTATGTAGCACTGGATACAGAAACAACTGGACTTTATCCTCGTGATGGATACGTGCTTGGTGTTTCAATTAGTTATAAAACTAAACATGGCAGATACATTTTATGTGATGCTATGGATGAAGAGTGCATTGAATTATTGCAGAAAATTTGTAATACTTTTCATATTGTATTCCATAACATGAAGTTTGACTATAAAATGTTAGCCTATCATTTGGCTTTAACATTTGATCGTAACAAAGTTCATGATACAATGGTTATGCATTATGTGTTAGATGAAACTGATTCACATGGTCTAAAACAGCTTGCTCTCAAGTATACAGATTATGGTGATTACGATTCAGAGTTAGATGATTTCAAGAAAGAGTATTGTGCTAAGAATGGCGTTTTACAAGACGACTTTACTTATGACCTTATTCCATTTGATACTATTAGTCGTTATGCTAGTATTGATACTGCCGTAACATACGACTTATTTATGAAATTTTGGCCTATCGTACAAAAGAACGATAAGCTACGATATGTGTACGAAACTATCCTAATTCCTGGTACACTGTTCTTAATGGACATGGAGGAAGTAGGAATCCCTATTAGTCAAGAACGAATGGCAGCTGCTAATTTGTATCTTGACGAAGAAATTGAAAAAGCCAAGCAGGTGGTATATGGTTTTGAAGCTGTTAAGCGTTTTGAACAAGATACAGGAAAGATTTTTAATCCCAACAGTGTTATGCAGTTACGGGTTGTTCTTTTTGACTATCTTGGTTTATCCCCCACTGGAAAGAAAACTGCTACAGGTGCAGTCTCAACAGATGCTGAGGTACTCGACCAGTTGTCAGAAGAGCACCCACTCCCTGCGGCGATTCTGAAAGTGAGACAGCTTGGAAAAATCCAAAATACCTATATTTCGAAGATTCTACCAGAGCTTGACCGTGATGGTCGCATACGTACAAATTTTAATCTTATATTTACTACTAGCGGCAGGCTTAGTAGTTCTGGGAAGTTCAATGCTCAGCAAATACCTCGCGACAATCCTATTATCAAAGGTTGCATCAAAGCTCCAGCAGGTTTTAAGATCGTTTCGCAAGACTTGACCACAGCCGAGATGTATTATGCAGCTGTGTTGTCAGGCGACAAGAACTTGCAAGAAGTGTTCTCTAGTGGCGGAGACTTTCACTCAACAATTGCTAAAATGGTGTTTGACTTAGACTGTCCTGTTGAAGAAGTCAAAAAGAAATATGGCGGTAAGCGTCAAAGCGCTAAAGCTATCTCTTTTGGTATTTTGTATGGTTCGGGTGCTAATAAAGTATCTCAGACTGTATCCAAAGCAACTGGCGAAGATTACCCAGTTGAGCGTGCTAGACAAGATATTAAACAATATTTTACAAAGTTTAGCAAACTAAAGCAGTGGTTAGATACTCGCAAGTCGTTTATTGAACAAAATGGATATACTTACAGCTTTTTTGGCAGAAAGCGTCGTTTACCTAATGTATTTTCCAGCGACAAAGGAATTGCCGCCCATGAAGTACGAAGTGGTATTAATGCAGAAGTGCAATCGCTTGCAAGTGACGTTAACTTACTTGGAGCTATGCGAACTGCAGATGAAATTGCAGCAAAAAACATTGACGCAAAAATCTTCATGCTTGTCCACGACTCAATCGTGGCACTGGTTAAAGAAGAACACGTAGAGCAGTATTGCGAAATTTTAAAACGCAATACTCAACATGACTGGGGCTGTGGTATTCCTGGGTCACCTATTGGTGTCGACCAAGATGTGGGATATGACTACAGTTTTGGCGACTGGGAAGGATACTATGAAGTTGCAGGAGATCGTATTTCCCGTGTTCAGGCTGGGTGAGAAACAGCCTGAAGAAGATGGCGGCATAGTATATTATAAATCAGAATATAGCGATAAGGATACTGCTGAACACACAACAAACTATAGGTTTGTAGACGATAAGTCTATCAATAAACCCACTTTAGGGTTGCGTAGGCTCGCTTTACAAGGTAAAGCAACGTTGTTTCCTATAAGTTCAGCAGTATACTTTCTTGTAGATATTATTAAGTTGGCAAAATCAACAACGTGGTTTATTGATAGCCATGGACAGGTTTTTCAACATAAAAAATCTACGCGCGCCAAACTGACAACAAAGAAGATTACTAAAGTGTTACCTGCTGATGGCATAGGGTGTGTATTAGAGCTAGAAGGCGTGTCTCATAGATTTAAAACTATGATACAGCCTGAAAGCTACCATCAGTACGCAGGTGTTTTATATATGGATAATAGCTATTTGTTTTACGGGTACTATGAGTATCCTCAAAAAGATACGTGGAGATTAGTATAGTGGCAAAAGCAATTATATCAAATAGAATATATTTAGATAATCCAGGTGTAGAGCATACTAAACACGTAATTAAGTCTCTTACCTACAAAATTCACAAAGATACTGGTTCAAAGAAGTTTGCCAGTGTTGAAACAATTAAAAATTATAAGTCGTTAATCAAGGGCATTTTATCTATACCACAAGGTCGTACAGATTTAATTCCACAAGACTATGAAATAGTAGATAAACGACTTTTGGTTCCTGTGCCTTTTCCCGTTCCTAAGTTTGATCTGTATGAAGACCAACAAACAATCTATAATGAAGTAGACGGTACTTGCTTTATAAACGCAATGCCAGGCTGGGGAAAAACTTTTACAGCATTACATCTTGCTAGGAAGTTTGGACAAAAAACTTTAGTTATAACACATACAGCAGCATTACGAGACCAATGGGTTGAAGACGTTGAAGCACTATTTGGATGTAAATGCGGAGTTATAGGTGGGGGTGACTTAGATCACGAAGACCATTTTATTACAATCGCAAACATACAGACTTTAGTAAAACATACTGCTGAATTAGCTAAAGAGTTCGGAACTGTGATATTAGATGAAGCACACCATTGTCCCGCAACAACATTTGCAGGAACAGTAGATAGCTTTCATGCTAAATATCGTATAGCCCTTAGTGGTACTATGATACGAAAAGATGGTAAGCATATATTATTCAAAGATTATTTTGGTACTAAAGTATTAAAGCCTCCTGTTTCTAATACTATACCGCCTACCATCCACATGGTTAAAAGTGGAATTACACTTAAACCAAACGCTACTTGGGTAGATAAGATTACTGATCTTACTCAAGATGATAAATATAGACAATTTATTGCAGATATAGCTAAAATGCACATTGCTGAAGGGCATAGCGTTTTAGTTATTGCTGACCGAGTAGAATTCTTAGAGAAAGTAAAAGAGTATGTTGGTGAAACGTGTTTGTTGGTTACTGGGGGAACCAGTTTTGAAGATAGACAACGAGCAAAAGAGCAAATCCTTGCCAAAGAAAAAATGTGCATTGCTGGTAGCAGGCAAATATTTTCAGAAGGAATTTCAATCAACATCCTTAGTTGCGTAATATTAGCAGTTCCTATGTCAAACGATAGTTTACTAGAACAAATTGCTGGTAGGATTATGCGAATGCATGACGGTAAACTAGACCCGATTATAGTAGACATTCAATTTGCTGGATACGCTGATAAGAAGCAAAACACAGATAGGTTAGGGCTTTATCTCCGCAAAGGCTGGAAAGTGTTAGCGTAGATAAAATTTCACTTGTCAAATGATATCTAAAATGGTATAATATTTATTAAGTTTCAGTATATGACCCTTTTCTTCAACCTTTCATTGCTTGAGTCCGAAACACAGTGTGACTCTACAAAATTAGTTGAAACTTTAAGATTGCATTTTATTAGAAAATCTATTCCTAAAAACCAATACAGTAAAATCAAACCGATTTTTAACTTAAAAGGCAATAGTTTTCTAATAAACCCTGCTCGTTTATTTACTGATACCTCAACAGATATTGTACATAAAGCACAATACATAAGGTTAGCGGGGCGCAGAACTTACGCCATATATAAACATTACGGTTATACATATCTAGACCTATCTTTTTATTCAGATATTGACCTAAACGCAATAAAATCAAATCCGCTACTAAAAATAACAGAAAACAAAATTCACTTCAAATACGAGGAAAAATAAAAAATGGCACTTAGTTTTAAAAATACCAAAGGTAAAGCACAATCAAACAAAGTCGAATCTTACGAATACAAAGATGGCGAAAATACGGTCCGCTTGATTGGCGGAGTTCTTCCACGATACATTTATTGGCTGAAAGGCACTAATAACAAAGATATTCCAGTTGAATGTTTGGCGTTTAGTCGTGAAAAGGAGAAGTTCGATAACATTGAAAAAGATCATGTTACTGAGTATTTCCCAGAAGCAAAATGCTCTTGGAGTTATTCTGTAAATTGTATTGACCCTAAGTCGCAAAAAGTTGTTGCTCTTAACTTGAAAAAGAAGTTGTTTGAGCAAATCGTTACAGCGGCTGAAGATTTGGGAGACCCTACTGACTATGATACAGGTTGGGATGTTGTATTCAAGCGTGTAAAGACAGGCCCTCTGCCTTTTAATGTTGAGTATACATTACAGGTTTTGCGTTGCAAAGCCCGCCCATTAACTGATGATGAGCGTGCTATGGCAGATGCTGCTAAGAATATTGACGAGAAGTTTCCTCGTCCTACGGAAGCAGATGTAAAAGCCTTGTTGGAAAAAATTACTACCAACACTGAAGAAGACGGCGAAGCCGAATCTTCTGAGCAAGAAGCAGTCAAAGAACTTGGTTAAAAAACTAAAGCCCGCTAAACTATTTGCTTAGCGGGCTTTTCTGTCTCATAAGGCAATATGAAAGTATTATTTACAGCTGACGTCCATATCAAATTAGGTCAAAAGAACGTACCTATTGAATGGGCTAAGAATAGGTTTAATATGCTCTGGCAACAATTACAGGATCTGCAAACGGAATGCGATCTTTTTGTTATTGGCGGAGATGTTTTTGATAAACTTCCTAATATGGAAGAATTAGAAACATATTTTGATTTGGTTAATGCTTGCAAGATTCCCACTATTATTTATGCTGGGAACCATGAAGCAGTTAAAAAGGATACAACTTTCCTTACTAACCTAAAACAAGTTACCAATCGTTTAAATCCACAAGTAGAGATTATTGATGACTACTGCAAAGTGGAAAATATGGACTTTATTCCGTATAATAAACTAAAAGAATTTGAAAAGAATCCTTTTGTGATTCGCGGAAATATTTGCTTTACTCATGTACGTGGAGAAATCCCTCCACACGTAAAGCCTGAAATGGATCTAGAGTTATTTGCCAGCTATGACGTTGTTTTAGCAGGTGATCTACACAGCTATGAAAACTGTCAAAAAAATATTATCTATCCTGGAAGTCCCGTTACTACTAGCTTTCATCGTCATAATGTGGATACTGGTGTTGTTATATTGGATACCAATAGCTTAACACATGAATGGCGTAAATTACAGTTACCACAACTTATTCGTAAGACAGTAGCTGTACACGACCCTAAACCGCATACCGACTACGATCACACAATTTATCAAGTTGAGGGCGATATGCAAGAACTTGGTGAGCTTGAGGATTCAGAGTTAATTGATCGCAAAGTAATTAAGCGCGATACAGATAGCGCACTAATTCTAGACAAAGAAATGTCTATGTCAGAAGAAATTCGTGAGTATCTTGCATACATACTAGAGTTGCCAGAAGATACTATTGAAAATGTACTAAAGGAATTCCAAAATCATGCAGACAAAATTGAATCCGAATAAAGCAGAAGTTTGGTCACAAACTAACTGCCCTGCTTGTCAAGAAGCTAAACGTATATTAATTTCGTATGGTATTGAATATGAAGAATGTATGATTGGCGTTGGCACATATACTAAAAAAGATTTAATTGAAAAAGTGCCTAATGCTCGTTCAGTTCCACAGATATTTATTGGTGGTGAGTATATAGGCGGCTTACCAGAACTAAAAAAGAGATTTGCCATAAATGATAACTATAAAACAACTACGATGGGCTAATGCCTTTAGCTACGGAAAAGATAATCAAATTGATTTTGTAGCAGCTCCACTTACACAATTAGTGGGTCGTAACGGGCATGGTAAAAGTTCTATTGCCCTTATCTTAGAAGAAGTATTATTTAATAAAAATTCTAAAGGCATTAAAAAGGCAGATATTCTTAACCGACATATCAAAGACAAAACTTATACAATTGAACTAGACTTTAATCGTGATGATATAGATTATACAATTAAATCTAGTCGTGGTACGGCACAAACAGTAAAACTGTTTAAGTCAGGAGTAGACATAAGTGCTCATACAGCTACTGCAACTTATAAGATGATTGAGGACATACTAGGTTTTGATCACAAAAGTTTTGCACAAATTGTTTACCAATCAAACGCCAGTAGTTTAGAGTTTTTAACTGCTCCAGATACTGCTCGTAAAAAGTTTCTTATTGAAATTTTAAATTTAGGCAAGTATACTCGTGCAGCGGAAGTATTTAAAGAAGTAAGTACTCAACTTGCCAAAGATATTGCTGCTGTACAATCTCAAGTAAATACTGTTTCAAGCTGGTTAAATAAGTACGAAAAGACTGACTTAACTTTAAAAGAAATTGTAGCAGCGCCTGAACTAGATACAAATTTACTAACAGAAGCGTCAGCGTTAGAGTCTAGTATTAGTAGTATTGAGTCTACTAATAAAAAGATTTCTCAGAACAATACTTACAAACAATTACAATCCAAGATTAAACTCTTACCAATTCCTGAAAAACCTGAAGAAGGCATAGAAGGCTACCAAGCAGAAGTAGCAAAACTATCTAAAACGGTGAGTGATGCTCAATCTTTTGTTTTAAAAATGAAAGCATTGCATGGAACTTGTCCTACTTGCCTTTCAGATATTGACGAAGAGAAAGTAACTGAGTTAATTAGTGAAAAAACTGAAGAGGCTGAAATAGCTGCTGTAGAAACTATGGGTTATACTCAAAAAATAGTTCAACTTAAACAGCAAAAAACAGCTTGGCAAGAAGCGCAAAAAGCACAAGAAGATTGGGAAAAGTATCACTCGTTAATTGACACAGAACTACCAGAAACACTACTAGATAAACAAACACTACAACAGCAATTTACAGAACTACAAAGCTCAATTGCATCTACAAAACGTAAAATTGTTGAAGCAGAGCAACACAATAAAGAAGTAACTGCACATAACACTAAAGTAGATTTAGTATCAAAACAATTGGTTGAAATGAACCAAGAGTTAGAAACTTATAGTGATAAATTGCATGAGTTAAGCGAAAGAATGAGTATTTTAAATGTTTTAACAAAAACATTTAGTACAACAGGTTTAGTAGCATATAAAATTGAGAGTTTAGTAAAAGACTTAGAAGATATTACAAATAAATATTTGGTTGATCTAAGTGATGGAAGATTTCAAATCAGCTTTAAAATAAGTGCTAGCGACAAACTAAATGTTGTTATTACTGATAATGGCAGAGATATTGAAATACTAGCTCTTAGTGGTGGCGAAAAAGCAAGAGTTAATGTAGCTACACTATTAGCTATTAGAAAACTAATGCAAACATTGTCCAGTTCTAGAATCAATCTATTAATACTGGATGAAACTGTAGAAACACTTGATACTGATGGTAAAGAAA